CAAAACAAAAATGGAGAACAAAAAGTGGTAAGCCGAGTAAACAAACTGGAGAACGCTATCTTCCAACGGCTGCAATCAAGGCTCTATCACCCCAAGAGTACGCAGCAACAACTAGAGCTAAAAGAAAAGGCACAAAGGCAGGAAAACAATTCGTTAAACAACCTAAAGGTATTGCTAAGAAAACGAGAAGTTATAGAAAGGTTACATAATATGGGATATTTCGACAATGATAGTTAAAGCATGGTTTATAGTAGCAGTAATGTCTGGTGTATATACAGACGGAACTAAGGATATATTTATATTTCAGCATCCAGAGGATCACGGACACTTTCATAGCTCAAATATGTGTCAAAAGTTTATAGGAGATCATCCTTTTAAGATAGCAAGAGCTTTAATAAAGCAATATGGTAGCAGACCACCAGAGCAGATTATGTGTGTGCCTGAAGATACTGTTAGATTATTCATGGAAGAAGGTGGCAGACGAGGAGAACCAACTTAGTGTTGTACGAACCTACCTGTGAAATATGTGGCAGTCACATTGAAGATGATAAATGCGAGGTATGTGAAAACACTGGTGACAATGGTGACTGGGTAGAAGAGGTTATAAAGAAAAAAGATGACCCCAGAGACACTTGACAGATGGCGAATACTACCAAGACTTATGATGCTCGTTATGACAGGGAT